TCTTCAGACATCGCGTTCCAGAACGGAACAGTCGCCCGGAGCTTCTCGACAATGCGCTCGATCTCAAGATCAAGGAGCTTGCTGGCTTCGATGACGGTGATCTTGTCGCCGCGCTGCACCTTGCGGCCATCGCTGTACCTGGTGGTGCCATAGCCGATGGTCCAAGGGTCGCCGCCACTAAGCGGATCCGGGTAGGCCGATAGATGACAGCCCTCGAACTCTTTGATAAGTTTTGCTGCAGATTCGTAATTATGCAACTTGCCGCCTTGCTGCCAGGTTTTGTACCAGGCTTGGTCCCTATTCAAGATTGCAGGCGCAACCTTTAATAGTTCCGCTTCCAATTCAGAGATAGCAGCCATTTGATGTGGCGTGCCATGCTTGTAGTACCGAAAAAGTTCGATCAATTTGACCATGGTGACTTAATGCTCATGGGACCACCCAGCAGCCGGCTCTCGCCAGTCTGCAGCTCATCATTCACCGGTTCATGAGTGATGACTGGCTGTGGCTCCGCCGGCTGGGCGGCGTGCCAATCTGCCTCAGCTTGATCGATCTTGGCCGGCAGGGTCAGCTCGAACCACCACCGGCGCCAACCGATCTCTAGCGCTTTTTTGCCTTCAGGAGATTCAGGATTTGAAACACCAATTGAAGAATGCTGTTACTTTTGAGAGGCGACAACGCAATCAGTTCGCTGGCGGCAGCGACACAGACCCAGAAAGCTGGATGGTTCAGAAAATCCACGATTGCTACCGTCTTGTGGTACTTCTATCGTAGCCGGTTGATCCGGTTGCGCTGGCTACATTGAATCCACTGCAGCCCAGCGATGGTTCAACCGGGCGATGAAATAAATTTTTTTGACACAAGGGCTAAAAAGGCTCGGTACAAGCAACATGTCTTAAATTTTTGGAACAATCAGTGCGCTTATTGCAAAGAGCCGCTTGGTCGCTCTGGAACTCTTGATCACATTGTGCCTCGCTCCAAGGGAGGCGAGACGGTTCGATCCAATCTGGTGGCATGCTGCTACTCGTGCAACACCAGAAAAGGATCGCTGTCAGAATGGAGGGAATGGTTTAGGGCCCAAGATTTTTGGACCCAAGATGCAGAAGACGCTTTAGACTTGTGGCTCAACGGCTAAGCTCAAGCTTTAGAATACGTTGACCCTGATCGTCCACCCTGTCCTCAAGCGCAGTAATCTGTTTTTCGAATCGAGCTTGACTTTGCAGCAGGTCATCCAGTCGTGATGGCACTGTATAAACCAGGTAGCCGATGCCACCCATAGTGGCACCAGCTCCAATCACAATCAATCCAGCTAGCGCTTCCTGCCGAACGGAGCGCCAAAATCCAGGTTGCGCGTCCATAGCAGGCAGCAATGGCAGGAGTCAGTCTACCGACCCTGCCCTCTCAGCTTCTTGCGGCCACGACGCCGTGGGCGAGATCGCGCTCCCTGTCCAATCGAGGTGGTCTTCGGCGGCCCCACGCGATGCTCAACGCGGGCGGCGCCGGTCTTGGCCTTTACTGCCATGGCACCCCGGCCTGGCGGCTCGGATGACGCTGTTCATCGAGCTGGGCCTGCAGGGCAGCCTCGATCTCGGCGACTTTCTCGTCACCGAAGGCATCCTTCACCCACTGAACGCAAAGCTCTTCGGTGAGTTGGCTGAACGGGATCATGCTGCCCTCAGGACGCTCCAGGCCCAGGCTGCCGTAGGCGCCAGCGCTATAGGCCTCGTCCTCGGCTGACACCGTGTAATGGCAAGTGAAAACGAAACCGTCGGCCGTCTCCCTTTCGAGCTGGCTGATCTTCCAAGTAAATGTGGTGGCCATGCAATGCCTTTATTCGACGCCAATCTATCAGATTTCCGGCATCTCGTACTCTTGCGTAATGTTGCAGTAATGCTTAAAGATGACCTCGCTGGTATTGCCAGCCCAGGCTGCTACCTGCGGCACCGGGATGCCGGCTTCGATCCAGTGGCTGATGGCTGTGTGCCTGCAGTCGTATGGCCGGTAAAGGTGTGAGATCAGTCCGGCCTGGTGCAGTGGCTGCAGCTTCTTGCGGAAGTAGCTCTGAAATGCCAGCCGGTCCCACGGGAACAGGTAATCGGACTCTCGCGGCAAACTGTCAAGGATTGCTTGACACTTGCCGTTGAGCGGCACCCATCGCTTTTTGTTGGTCTTGGTGCTGTCCTTCAGTCCATGGGTCAGCGTCCAGTTCTGATGCACCAGGATCTTGCTGTCTTTGATGTCCGCCCACCGCAGCGCCCGCACCTCGCCGGTTCGCATGGCGGTCTGCAGCATGAACTCGGTGTATTGCGACCAGTTGATGGTGCGGTAGGTAAGCTTTGCCTCAAGGGCTGCCAGCACCAGGCCGATCTCGTTGCGCGGGATGACGATGATCTCTTCGTCACGCTGCGGCGCCTTGGGCATCTTGAAGCTGGCCAGCGGGTTGCGGTCCAGATACCCGACATCCTCCTGCGCCGCCCACTTGTACATGGTCTTGGTGTACATCGCCACGCGCCGCGATGACAGAACAGGCTTCTGCCCCAGCACCCAGATCATCACCTGTCGCGCCTGCTCCAGGTCCTGCACCGGGCAGCGCCTGAGCCACTTGGTGACCTGCCGATAATCGGACGTCAGGCTGGTTGGGCACAGCGAAATGGAACGCTCTGTGAGGAAGGCATCCCATAGCTCGCTGACTGTCAGTGACACTGTTTCATTTGTGAAGGTGACTACGAGGGCTTAGCGGCTATTGCCAAGAGCCTGACCTGCAATCAAAAGCATCGGCCCACTTAATAGGCCCAGCATGAAAAACTGAATGTTGCGGTGTGTTTGTGCATGTTTCATGATTAGCGTCGATAACCTTTGTAGTCACACCTGGGGCAATGAACGCTCCACTGCGGCGGCCAACTTGTAAGACAAACTGATGGGTTGGAATCCATTAGTTCAGACCCGCAGTCCGGGCAGGCAATGCCGTTCTTGACGGGTCCTGTGGTGAAGGCCCACGTTTGCCGGTTGTGATCTTCTAGGGATGTCAGGCTCATAAGTGGGAATGGTTACTCAGTTTGGCCACGCTTCATTAGCCTTCAAAAGTAGGTAGGCAATAAAACGCTCGATCTCTTCGCGGGTCTTGAAAACTTCCACATAGTGAGGATCATCGTTGTTTGCCATTTTCACAACACCATCCTGAACCCACGCGGAATGCTTGTCTATGGGGTTTTCGCGCAGCGCAAACCAGTCGGCTGGTGTGAGCTTGGAGTAATCTTCTTGGGTCATGGTTTCTAGGGAACTGTGGCCGGGGCAGGGTGTTGACGCACGCCTGCCCTCACACATTACTACATCAAGCCAGCCCTCGCAGAGAGTAGGGTTACTGGGTCTAGCAAGCCATCAGAACGCACGGCACGCAGTAGCTACCATCGTCATAGGTGCAGGTGACATGGGTTGAAGTCACCTTGGCGATGGTCTTGCTGCGGATGATGTCGTCGTCCTGCGGCTTGGCTGTGCCATCACCAGCGGACATCAGTAGATCACCGCGCTGCACCGTAACGCCTTCGGCAATGCGGATGATGAAGTCACCCGTCATCGCACAATAGAAGTCGTCGGTGTAGGTGTCGTCATCATCGTCCCAAGCTTGGAACACGCCGGCCACGTTGGGATCGCTTTCAACGTCGCTCACCTTCATGCGGTTGAGCTGTTCGTTGTCTTCTTCGCCCCAAGCGCACATCTCGTCGATGTTGCTAAGCACAGTGCCGCGCAGAATTTCGGTGCGCTCTATGCCACCAGGAAGTTGCGACCAGCGGGAGAGGTGAGCGCCGTTGTAGCTGACGGTGGTGCCAGATACGGAAATAGTTCCTTCTTCGGTCCCGTCTTGCCGGAAGGAAAGAATTGTTCCGTCGTTTATAGAGCGAGCAAAAGTGGCAGCAGTGCCACCAGCCGTTACAAATGACGTATCACTACTAGGGCCAGCTCCTTGGTTAATAATGGCTCCTTCGGTTGTGTAATCGTTTACGGTTTTTTTGAAATAAACTCGCCCAAGATTGTCAATCCTGACCCGCTCCGTCGGGCTGCTCGCTCCATCGGCGGTAGTGGAGAACACTATTCTGCCTGGCATATCATTGGCAGTATTTACAGCTCCATCTACTTCGACCTTAATTGTTGCAGCTTCTATATAGTTAGATCCGTCGTAACCTTTGCCAGCTAAGTAAGCAAGAATATCGCCGCTTCCTACAGCCGTTGGAGATCCAGCGCTTCCACGCGATTTGTTTAACGCAAAAGTTGGGCCGGACGCTGTTGCGTTAGACCTGAACAGTTCACAGTTCAGCCCACCATCATCCCTGATTTGCAACTTGGCACCAAAGCCTTCAGTTGTAGACGTGCCAACTAAAAAACGACCTGATGTATCAAATCGCCCGCGCTCAGAGCCACCAATCGCAAACTTTAAGGGACCGTAAGAGCCAGAGCCGTAATAACTGACGCTAAGATTGACGCCATCAGAACCTGTATTACTGGAAGTTATGTCAAGAAAGGATCCTGCTGTGGTTGTTCCAGAAAAACGCGCAGATCCTTGAACATGGAGTGTCTGGTCAGCCGCAGTAGTGCCAATCCCTAATCGGTTATTGGCGGCATCAACGTAGACAGTGCCACTGTCTACATTGACGTTGCCAGAGCTATCAATAACCAGCCTGCTGGTGCCGCCGGTGCTGATGCCGAACTGGTCAGCGCCAGGGCTGTAGATGCCGGTGTTGATGTCGCCGGTGAAATACAGGCCGGGGCTGCTAGCGCTGCCGGCCTCAACCGAGAACGTGCCATCCAGTTCATAGAGCGTGATCCAACCGTTGTTGGCGGCGTTGCGGATCTTGAACACCGGTGGGCTGCTGCCGGTATCCGCCCAAGGCATGTAGGCGTAGGTCGTGGTCGGGGCAACGGGACCGCTGTTCTGGCTGACGATCGCTGCCAGCGCGTTGTTGATGTCAGATCGGACGGCTGCACCAGTGCCGTTAGCGATGACGTAATCGTGCTGAGCCATAGCTAGGCCATTTTGCTCCTACTTTAAGCGCCCTTGCCAAATCCCACCGCAGTCCATAGGAAGTTGCGGCTCACTGCCGTGCCAGCGCTGTTTCTGAACGTCACGTCAAAGCCGCTGCTGGTGACGTTCGTCACGTTGAAGTAATCGCCTGTCGTCATGTTCTGCGCCACAATGCCGATGCTGGGCAGGCTGCTGCTCAGGCCACCAAGCAGTGCGGTGCCGGTAAAGAACGCTTTGTCGAACGCAATCGACTTCGTGCCAGCGCCACTGCTGACCGCTCCAACCGATTGCTCTGTCCTGCGCTGGAAGGTGGCCTCGTAGCCGAGCTGGTCGATCAGGATGTTCTGCGCTGTGTTGTTGCTGATCAGTTCTGCCTTGAACTGGAAGCCGCGACCCAGGAAGGTGCCATTGGCGAACTCCTGCCAGCCGGACCATGTGGGTGTGCCACTTGGGTTGTCGTTGGTGCGCCTGAGATACAGCTTGGCATTGACCTGATCGATCACGCCGCCATCGAAGTCCGACCAGGAGTCAACGTCTGCGGTGCGGCTGTCCACCAGATCATTCGGGAAGAAGCCGGCGGTCACGAAAAAGCGGCTGAGGTCTAGGGCATACGGTGCGCCTAAATCCAGCGTGTTGAGGAACTCGTAGGTGCCCATCGGCTGCACAGCGCCGAGGTAGTCCATGCTGCTGATCAGGTCAAAGTCAGCGATGGAATCCAGCAGCGCATCACCGTCTAGCACCAGTGCGTCGAACTCGTCGCTGTAAAAGACGTTCGTCTTGCTGCCTTGGTACGGCGGCGCATCTGCATCCTCGCGGCGGCTTTGCACCAGCAGATTGCCGAGCGCATCCGGGAAGTCAACAATCACGCTGGCCTCAGTCGGGCTCTGGCGGCGGCCGTCATCCTCGAACTTGACCAGGATCTCGCCTTCGACCAGTGGCACGATCGCTTCGGTGTTGTAGCCGGCGACCGCAGGGATCAGGTCAACACTGTTGCTCCAGGTGCCGGTGCCATCGGTCAGGTTGGTATGGCGGATGTGAACACGGCCAGCAACGCGAACGTCCAGGTCAACCGTGGCATCCCAGCGCAGGCGGGCGCTGTTGGCACTGATCGGTTCGATGGTCAGGTTCTGTACGTTGCCCGGTGGTTCGGTCTTGCCGATCAGGTTGAAGGTGGCTGTCGCTGGGTTACTGACGCCGCCGAGGCTGTTGATCGACTGCACCCGGACTTGCAGCGTGCCAGCGTCCAAGCCCTCGATGCGGGTGCTGGGGCTGTTGGTGTCGATCTGCGACCAGTTGTTGTTGCCCAGCCGGTAAATCACCCGGTAGGACTGCACCAGTTGCACCGGCGGCACCCAGCTCAGCTCGAACGCCGTGCGGACGTTCTGCCCATCGGTATACAAGTGCTCCGTGCCAGTCAGGCCGGTGGGCGACTGCGGCAGAGCGGACAGGTTGGAGATGTCCCGCGTCTGCAGTTTGATGTCGGACTCGATCGCGGCATAGATGCTGCTGTTGTAGGCCAGCGCCGTCACGCCATAGATGCCGTCCTCGGCCTCGGCCACACTGACGACACGGAACTGCTGCGTCTGCAGGCTGGTGTTCTCCATAACCCAGATGCTCTCCGGGTTGGGTGCCTCGCTGAACGCACTGGTCACGGTGACCACGCCGGCAACCAAGCTGCTGATGATGCGGGTCTCGACTAGGCCGGTGGGCAGCAGGACGCTGATTGTGGGCGCGGTGCCCAGCGTGATGCCGGTGGCGTCGTCCAGCGTGACGGTTGTGGTCGTTGCTGCCTTGATGCGGCCGCCGCGCCTGCTGCCAGCCTTGACCGGATCGGCCACGTCGATCACCATGCCAGGCCGCAGCACGATGCCCGAGTCGATTGAGACGCTGAAGGTGACGGTCTCGGTCAGGTTCTGCTCGGACAGCAGCGCCCACTTACCAGCACGGTGCGCCTGTCCTTGCGAGTAGCAGCCGACTGCCTTGATGTCCTTATTGATGATGCCGTACTTGGCGACGGCTGACGCATCCTCGACGTACTCATAGGACACCTCGCCCAGGTTGTCGTAATCCTGATAAGCCACCGTTGCCGTGGTGTGCCGCGCCTTCTGCGATGAGCCGCTGTAATTGAACAGCCCATCAACCACGTTGGCCGGGGTCAGCAGATACTGCGGATCAGATGGCTTGTCCTGCAGCACCACCATGGCGCCAGCGCCGTAGTAGGCAATGCCACGGAACAGCGCAACAAACTCTTGGATGACGTTGTAAACCTCATCCCTGCTGTTGATCAGCATGTTGCAACTGAAGCGGGGCTCCAGGCCGCCGCGTCCGTTGCTGACGAGTGCGTTGCAGTATTGGCTGATTGCGTAGAAGTCGTAACGGTCCAGGCTGCTGGCCGGGATCCCTGCGCCGTAGCGGGTGTTCGTCAGCAGATCCCATAGGCACCAGGCCGGGTCGTTGGTCCAGGTAGCAGCGCCAAAGGTGCCATTCCAGACGCCGCTGTAGGTGACGCGGCCGAGGTAAGTGGTCGTGTCAACCGTGGCGTTGCTTGGCAGTTGCACCTTGATGCCACGCACCAGATACTTGCGGGCTGGGATGCCCTTGAACTGGCGAGAGTCAAAGCGCAGAAAAGCCAGTGCGCTGTTGGGATAGCGAAACTTTTCGTCGATGATCTCGGTGTAGCTGAACCAGAACGTTCGGTTCTGCCGCCGGGCGCTCGTCTCGTCAGCGCTGATGCGCTCCAACCTGATGTCAACCGGGAACGCACCGGTCAGGTTGATGATGTAATCGCGCTGGTAGGCGTTTGTGGTCTTGCCGCTGATCGTGTCTTGAAAGACGGTCGTGTAGCCGCCGCCGTTGTACTGCACCCTGCAGCGGATGGTGACGCTGTGGCCGATGATGTCACCGTCATCCTCGATGATCTGCAGCGCCGGCACCTGCACCGTGATGCGGGCGCGGTCTACGTCTGAGTCGGTGATCTGCCGGGTGACGGATGCAGCAGCCGTGATCTCGACGTTGACGGCCTGCTCTGACTCAATGCCGTTGGTGTTGGCGATGTAGCTTTGCGCCTGCGTACCGGTGCGGGTGACGACGCTGTAACCGGTGAAGTTGTCAGTCCCGCTGCTGCTTTGGACGGGCGTGCCATCCAGGTAGATGCCACGAGCGCCGCCCTCGATGCCCTGGATCTCGCCTTCGCTGATCAGGTCGAGGACACTGGCATATTGGACCGACTGCAGGCTGTCATCAGCTTCCGATGGAACGTGGGTTGTGCCGCCGCCACCTTTCCCGCCACCGCCGCCGCCACCTGCGCCCTGCAGCACACCAAGGCCGGCATTGTGAACGCGGATGCCGCCAGCGATGAAGGTGTGGTGCCCTTCAACCGTCAGGTTGTAGACCGTGCCAGCGGGCAGTTCTTCGCGGCCGACGATAGGACGCAGGTGGTTGTTCTCGTCAACCAAACAGTCATCAGCGCCAAGGCTGCCGATCGCAACGAAGGCATTGAACTGGTTCAGCACCCAGTGATTCGGGGTTGCATCCAGTGACGCGCCGCCCCAAAGCTGGTAGCGATAGACGCGTTCGTTCAGGTGCTCATGCACCTTCAGGATCGTCGCCTCGTGCAGCGTGCCCTTGTCGTCAAAGCTCAGGACTTGATCGCCAGCCTGCAGCTCATCAATGCGATGCTGCCCGTCAGGCGTGCGCACCAGCGTGTGCCCTAGGAAGCATCCGCCACCGCCACCACCGCCGCCGCCAGCACCTTGAAGCTGTGTCATTTCAGTTGCGCAACATCAAGGCCGCTGGACAGAACAGCCGAACCAACAAAGGCGCGGCCGTAGACCACGGGCACTGGCAAACCTTGCTTGCTGGTGTTGACGATGCCGCTGAAGCTGAACGACTCCAGCCGGGCTGCTTCCTTGCCGCGCTGCAGACCACTGATGGATGCCTGTGGCGAGATCAAGCTGGCAACGCCGCCAATAATCAAGCTGGCACCAGCAAGTCCGATTGCGCTTGCAAGGCCTCCGCCGATGATGCCCATAGCCGCGCTACCTGCTGCCGCGCCTGCTGTCACACCCGAAAGCCCCATGCCCAGGCCAAGGAAGCCGCCGGCCGCTGGACCCAAAACAATCGCAAGGGCAACCAGACCGATACCAGCAAAGATCTGTCCTGCGCCTCGCCCGGCACCAGCCACCACCGGCGCAATGCTGAACACGTCCCGCTCAGACCAGGGCAGCACGGCCACGCTGGCATCCTCGGGCGTGATGCGCTCCTTGCCGACGGTGACGCGGAAGCCCATCCCGGTCTGCTCTGAGTCGATGAGCCACTTGTCTAGGCCAGGGAAGTTCACGCACAACGCTTTGATCGCCTGCGCGGGCGTGTCTACCTCAAACTCGAACCGGCACTGGCCGAGTCGCTTGCGGAGTGCGCCGTAGACCTTAACGACTTTCATGCCGCAAGACCAGGGCAGTGCTCTTCACATAGTAACCGCCGAACACGTCGCGGCTACTCAATCGCCCCTGCACATGATGCAGGATTTGCTGATCACCCAGGTAGATCGCCGCGTGGTTGGGCAGGTCCGAGAACAGTTGCATCAGGATCGCGTCGCCGTACTGCAGCTCCTCGAACGGCACCTGCCTGAAGCCCTGCGAGCGGTAGCTGTCGAGGTACAGGTTCTCGCCTCGCTCCCAGAACCGATCACGCCGGTCGAAGTCTGCCAGCGTCAAGCCCCACTCGCGGCTGTACCAGTCCCGCACCAGCGAGTAGCAATCGACCACGCCGAACACGAACTCGCGGCCGACGTATGGCAGCTCAAACGCTGCAGGCTCGCAGCCGCCCCATGCCTCGGTCTTGGGGTTGACGATCACCCACGGCAGGCCGCTGTTGTTACAGCCGATCTGATCCGCTGCTGATGGGACTGGCTGCGTCACCGGGTGACTGTGCACCACGGCCACGATCTCGCCGGCATCCTCGGCTGCTGCATAGTCCGCCGGGTCAAGGATGAAGTGCTCATCCGGTGTGGCGGCGATGTTGCGACACGGGTAGTACCGGCGCCGGCCTTTGACCACATGGATCAGGCCGCAGCATTCGCGGGGATCCTCGGCCTGCGCGTGCGCCAGGATGTCAGCCTTGAGGGTGTCGGTCAGCTTCATTTGGCGACACGCCTCGGACGACGGGAAGGCATCGTGAGCGCAGTCAACGGGTCAAGCCCTTCATTCAACCTATTCGTAAATGTGCTCACTGGGATGTTGTAGCGCCTACACCATTCGCGCTGATGCAGTGTCTCTCCGTTGATAGTGAACAACTTATTGCTTCGCTTGTTCGCGTGCTGTTGCATGGCCGTAGCCCATCGGCAATTATCCGGGCTATAGCCACGCGAATTGTCAATGCGGTCAAGCGTATGTCCGTCAGGGCGCGGACTCATGTCTTCGGCAAAGTTTCTTGGATCGTGCCACCGAGCGCAGACCTTGATCCCTCTCCCTCCATACAGATAAAAATCTTTATTGCTTTCGTTGTAGCATCTGGCCATCATTCCTTCCCAAGTTTTGTAAAGAGGATGGCCAAACATTCCGTGTTTGATTGTAATTGGAGGAAGGGGGTTGGGCAGGCATCCACACGACTTTGGTGTTCCTGCGCGTAAATGCGCCTGAGACGCGAGTTTTTTGTTGCCACAATCGCAAATACATTCCCAGATCACGCTGGTTCCGCGTCGCGCTGCAGTAGGCCTTACTGCTACCAGCAAGCCACAGCGATAGCCAGTGATGTCAACGAACCTGTTCCCGAAGGACACGATAAAACTAGTCGAACTCCCTATCATAGTACCTTAGGCGGTAAGTCCAGCCCCCGGGTAGCTTCCGAACGGCAACTCAGCCGCAGCTCCAAACCGCAGCTTGCAGCTCTCCACCCGCTTGCCGCACACGTCAGCCGCCAGCGTGCCAACGGGTTGGTCGTTGACGTTCCAGTAGTTGCTGCCGGTGTAGCCGCACTCAGCGCCGCGATACTTCCACTGGCAGACGTTGGCGATGATCTGCCGTTGGGGCAGCATGACGCCGGCCAGGTCAAACTTGCTGGCCAGCTCGAACTCGACCAGGTCGCGGTTCTCGTTTGACTTGCGATCGACGTACCAGATCTCCGTCGGGAAGCGGGCATTAGGGTCGGCCGCCGCCTCACCATCGAGGAACTTTTTCAGCGTGCGGATCCGCCGCACCGTGGCGCCACCCAGGTCGTTGCCGGGTGTGGTCGCATTGACCAGCAGCAGCAGCGTGGTCATGTCGCTGAACAGGTTGCTGATCCGCAGCGTCGGACGCGGCAGGCTGCCAGAGCTTGTGTAATCGAAGCCCGTCGCCTCGACTGGAAGCCTGACGTAGGTGTTGCTGGCAAAGACGATGTTGCCGGTGACGGCTGCGTTCACGCCGTTGTGCCAGTAGTAGGTGGTGCTGGCGCCGTGCAGCGTGGTGTCTAGCTGCAGCTCAAACAGCTCGATGATCGCGTTCGGACCCAGGACCGCCAGCTCTTCATAGACGCTGCTGATCGCTGCCCATGTGACGCCGCCGTCAACGATTGTGCTGCCGATGTCGGTCGGCCACGCTGGCTGCGTGCTAGCGCTGGTGCCTGCGACCGTGCAGCGAAACACCAGCCCGCTGGCCTGTGTGGTCGTGGCGCGGACGATGTCACCGACGACGTAGGCGGTGCTGGCTTGCCAAGCGGTATAGGCCATCAAGGTTCAAACACTTCCTCGAATGTAGCCGTAATGTTGTTGAAATTACAATTGACCAGGCTATTGTTCCATGCCTTGCAGACCCATTTGCCTGCATAGCCAGCCGGATCGGTCCAATCGAATGACTCGACGCCGCCCCGGGCCCGCAGGAATCCAAGGATGTTGTCCCGCTCGGTGTCGGTGCGGTTCAAGAAGGTCAGCGACCACTTCTTCGGCTGCGTGTTCAGGCCATAAGCAAGCCGCTGCTCGTAGCCGTCACCAAACTTTACAGACCTGATTCGAGGCTGCTCCTCGAGATCGGCGCTAAAGCTTGGCGTGTAAGTGAAGGTTGCCATCAGCGTGTGTTCGCGAGGAGGCCACCAGGCCGTTGCATCTTCACGATCTCGGCCTGCACAGCAGCACCGATGATCCGTCCCATCTGATTGGCGCCGGGGCCATCGCCCTCAACAGCAGTTCCGCTGGCATCCACGCTGACATTCACGACCGTGCTGCCGCCACCGCTGCTGGACACACCCAGTCTGCCATCGGATCCGCGCCGCAGCGGCAGAATCGCCTCCGGGCCCGCCTCACCCATGAGGCCGATGCCCTTGGCGAATGGGAACAGGGTCGGTCGATTGACCACGCCGCCATAGGCGAATGGGACGATGCCGTTCTTGGCGTAGGCGTTGCCCATTGCGTTTGGCTTAAACAACCCACCAAGCAGACCGCCACCGGTGCCAGTACCAGACATCACTCCAAACAGCGCCAGATTTATGGCCACATCCAAGAGCCTGTTCGCAATTGAATTGAGCAGGTCAGATGCCACCTGCTGCAGACTCTTTGTTCCATCAATTGCGCCTTGAATTGCACTCACAACCCCATCTTTGATCGACATGCCAATGTCGGAATACAGTTGCTTCATATCCTTGGCGGCCTGCGTTTGCTGCACAAGAGCGTCTTTTTGCGCAGCAAGCAATTCGAGTTGCCGACGCAACACAGGATCGAGGGTGTCCCAATCACCTAGGTATTTTTCTTTGAGTTGATCAAGGGTACTCAACTCTTGTCCCATGCGCTGCAAATCTCGTATTTGCTTTTCCAAGTCAGCGACTTCTCCTCCCGCGATTTGACGGCTGGCGATCTGACGCACATCGAGGGCGCCAAGGCCTTCAAATGCAGTCTGACCAGCGACGCCACCAATTTGCAACGCACGAGCACGGCGCTTTGCGATGTCTTCGGTGATTTCGCGGGAAGCCCGCTGGAGAGGGGTCTCGGTCGGGCCAGCAACGCCGCCCGGGCTTGTTACCTCACTTAGCAACGAGGCCGCCTCCTCCCTAAGCTTTTTGACTGTTTTATCGAATTCTTGGCGAACAGTTTGCCCTTCGAGCTTGATAGCCTTCTGCTGCTCATCGTAAACTTTTTTGCTTACTTCTCCAAACTTCAAGCGCAAATCAAGCTGGGCTTGCTCATTGCGAAGAATCTCTTCTGCGGTCAAAAAAGCGGCAGCAGCTTTTGCCGTTTCTGTTTCTGCCAATGATTCACTTAAGCGACCTTGCTTTGCCAGAACTTCATTTTGAGCATTAAGTTGATTAAGCAATTCATTGAACAAGTCTTTTCTTTCGCGTGCGGCCGCCTTGTCATCGCGACCGCCGCCGCCAGCTCCCTGACGGAAGTTTGTCCTGCCGCCAGAAAGGTCAAGCGCCGGTATTTCGGGCATCATTGCGCCAAGGCCGCTAAATGCTTGATCAATGGCGCCAGTAATTCCTGATGTAATTCCTTTTACAATTTTACCTTCATTAAAAGCTGCATCAATTCCAACGCCCAAGCCTGCAATAAGTGCGGCAATCGCCCCTGGCTTGCTTTTCAAGAAGCCTGCCGCGCCCGCAAGCAAATTAGCGGCAGTAAGAGCCTTTAGGGCTTTAATAAGTGCACCCGTAACAGTAATAGCAGCTCTTGCGCCAGCAATGAATGCTCCGAACACTTGCAATCCAGCGAACACGACCAGTGAGCCCACCAGCCCATCCACAACCCCCTTGAGAATTCCCCCTTGCTGATAAGCCTTGCGGAACCCATCCACCAAGGAAGGAAGCGCCCTGGCGATTGCGGTAAGAGCAGGTGTTATTGATACAAGGAATCCCGTAAACACTTCTTGCAACTGTGCGCCCAATGGCTGCAGTGCCTTGCCAACATTCAACCTCATATCGTTAAATGCAACATTCAATCGGGCGCCTGCATCTTCTGACGATTTTGCAATTTTTAATGCAGTCTGGCCGTACCTCCCTCCAGCCAGTTCTAAAAACTTCATCAAATCATTCAGGCCAACTTGTCCTTGCTCCAGGGCTTTTTGCAGTTCGGGGCCGGTTCTTCCAGTTGCCTGTGCAAACAACGTGAATGTACCAGGCAATCTTTCAGCAATTTGATTTAGTTCTTCAGCGCTAACCTTGCCTTTGGAGAATACCTGCGTCAATGCGAGCAATGCGCCATCAACTTGCTCGGCACCGCCACCAGTAGCCTTAATCGCTTCGGTCATAGACCTGAAGGCAAAAATGGAGTCGTTCACATTGCCGCCGGCACCCAGCACGGCAGCGCTCAAGCGCGTCAATCCTCTGGTGGCTTCTGTCTGAGGAACGTTGAGATCACGAGTAACCAAAGCAGCGGCTGCAATCGCTTTGTTGTAGTCATCCTGATTGCCAACAATTCCGCGCAAGGCAATTTGCAGCTTTCCGATCTGGGCTGCATAATCAGCCGTGCCAGCAATCTGCTGCCGGAACATTCCAAGCTGGGCGCCAGCAGCAGAACCAGCGAATGCGCCACCAACAATTCCCAGGCCTGGTATCGAAGCACCAAGAGCAGCGCCACCTAAGCCACCGAGGAAACCTTCAGGCCCGCCAAAAATGCCGCCAGAGATCACGGCGCCGGCAGTTTGCACCGCTTGGCCCGGTGTGATGCGACCACGACGGCGGCGATCTCGAGCCTCGAGTTGACGATCAAAAGCAGCAAGCTCATCATCAAAGGACTTTTGCCTAAGGCGTCCTTCAAGATCTAGCCCTTCAAGCAGCTTTTCAATATGCAAATTATCGTATCTAGACTGTATTTCGGCTCGTTGAACGCGAGCATTTTCGTAAATCTTATTTACATCATTCAGCGATCTTTCGATCGCTTCCTCGGCTCTGCGAGCGGCCTCAGGGAAGGGCTCTGGACCGATCGGCCGCGCATATGCCTGCTCTTGAACGCGAATGCGATCTGGCGTGCGAGCGCCACGGGCGATCATTGCACCGGTGGCAGGATCTCGGAAGCCGCCAACACCAGGCGCCATCGGGCCCTGAGTGCGGTAGTACTCCTGGATCGTTTCCAGCTTTGCCGCTCGACGCTCTGCGCCAGCTTGAGCGATGTTCAGGCGATTGAAGGCTTCGGCGGTGCCAAGCAACTCAGTGCGCAGCTCACGCTGAACTGCTGCCATTTGCATCGAAACACGGGTGTAATCGGCGCTCCCCCTTTCAACGTTGTTAAGTTGCGCAGATAGCTCAGACAACTGCTGCTCGAGCGCTGCAGTTGTATTAGGCAGATCAGGCAGCCTTGATGGATCTGCATAGCCTGCAGTAAATTCACGGCTTTGATATGCGCGAAAGCCTGCAATAACATTTGCTCGACCGGTTCTTCCGGCCTGCGTCATCGACAGAAGCTGGATTCTTTCCAGTGTCTGCAGGTATTGCTCCGAGTCAAAACGCAATTCCGCCATGCCACGGCGAAGAATCGAGATTTGGCTTGCAAGACGTTCCGGTGTTGCACCAAAGCCGGCGGTCAGCGTGCGACTGAACTGCTGGGCCTCGGTGGTGAGACCGGTCAGGCGGGTGCGAGCGGTCTCGATGTCTCTGCCGAGCTGAGCGAACGCGGACGACCCGGGCCTGGTCTGCTGCTGAAGGGCGCCAAATGCCTGAATCTGACGACGCAATGCATCTGCATTGCGCTCCGACGCAGACGTGGAGGCAAGAACGGCTTGCCGCTGCTGATCAATGGCGGCGGTAGTGCCGCGCATTTCAGTTTCAAGCCTGTTTATATCATCATTAAGCTTTCTATATGTCGCGCTATTGATGTCAGCCTGCGTCTTCAGGCCGCGCAATGCTTCAAGCTGACCCTTGATTAACTGTTCGCTGCGAGCCGAAGCATCGCTATATTCGTTAATGCTGCGACGAACTCGCTCAATAGCTGAAGTAGTAGGCCCATCAAGCGTCTTCTGCAGATCCTTGAAGGCGCTGCTGACCTTGTCCAGGCCCTGCAGACCCTCAATGCCAAGGCGGACCAGGATGTCGGTGATCTGCCTAGGTGCCATCCTTGTTCTCCTTGGCAAGCTCGGTGAGAGCGGCTGCTTCCATTACCCGCAGCCCCTCCATCATCTCGAGGCGATCACCCACCGAGTATAGATCCAACAAGCCGCCTGGCATCAGAAGCACCTCGTACTTCAACCCGAGGTAACCAGCCATTGTTGTATTCCATTGTGTTTGCATTCGTAAAAACATCATCACTATATCCCAGTTCTCGTCCCACACTTCAAATTGTTCTTCCTCGAACTCCTCCGGCTCTGCAGGGAGAACAATGCCAAATGCGGCAGCATCCTCCCCGCTTTTATCTTCTACACGCTTGCCGCCTTTCGTCCAAAAAATAGCGGCCTCTTTTAGTTTCCCGCTTTTGCTCCGTCAAAGGTTTCGGTATATGCTTTGAGCACGCCCCGAATCCAGTAAGGATCGTCGGAGAATTCTTTCAGTGCTTCTATCGAAAACGGCACTTCCTTGCCGTCTTCATCGGCAATTCCGTCCCATCCAAGCACTACAGACTTG